CGCTCGGCCATAGCCAACGCTGCGGGGATCACGGCCTTTATCAGACCCCTGACATGGTTCGGTGAATCCTCGTAAAGCTTCGACGCCTTTAGGCTCGCTCCCGAATCGAAATGTTTGCTGCCCCTGAAGTCGCTAGTCTTGGTTGCCAGCCCAATCCCATACGGCGGATCAGTCACCACGGCATCGACCTTGCCGAGTGTCGGGAGAATGTCCCTACAATCTCCACAATACAGAGTAACGCCTTCGGCTAGGGTTTCTGACTTCACGCCGCCTGCCCCGCGTAAGGAAATATCTGGACTTGGCAGAAATCCTTAATCCCGTCCGGCTTCTCGATCTCGATCCTGTGACACTTGGAATCGTCTGGCGTGATGGCGCGCGATACAAGGAAATCGAGGATCGCCTTCAATGCGTTGTCGATGTCCATGCGGCATGTGTCAGGGAGCATGATCGAAACGCGGAATTTCCCCTCGACCTTTTTCATGTCGCGCAAAGCCTTGGCTTGCTGATAAAGCGCGGTATCCGCCGCCGCGAGCCAGTCGTGATAGGCGGCTGTCTTGACGCGGCCAGAACCGGATACGTTCCGGTAAAGCGCGTTGGTCGAAGGGGGGACCGGAAGGCAGATCATTGCGCGTCTTCCTTCCGAACGATGATGAGCTTGCAGCCAATGACATTCAGCGCGGCTTCAAGGTTCGCCACCCTCGGGCTGTGCGCTCGCTTCCAGTACCACGCGACCTTCTTGCTCAGCCCGGCTCGGCGGCACAGGTCAACAAGCGTGATGCGCTTCTGCGCCATGATGGCGAACATCTCGCGCACGAGCGGGTGGCATGAATACTCGGGAGATTTCCGCAACGCGCGGTATTGCTTCGCCTTCCTCAATGGCGTGTATTGCAGGCTCATTCTGCCGCCCCCATATATCGTTCGTAGATTTTGAGCCTGATAACGTCGATGTCGTCCGCAACGCGCGGGTCCGTTTTAAGCATTTCATCGACGCGCCGGATGGCATGAAGGATCGACGTATGATCCCGCCCGCCGAAATACTTGGCGATCTTCGGCATTGACCAAGGCGTCAAATCTCGCAATAGCCAGATGGCTACAAATCGCGGCTTGATGAGGTCGCCTGTCCGTCTTGCCGAAACCAAGTCCCGCCACGGAATTCCGTAGTATTCAGCCGTCGAAAAAACGATGGCCTTCGCTTTCGGCGGGGCGTGAAATACAAGGTCAATGGCCTGCCTTGTCGGGATAAGGACCACCTTCGGTTCCGACTCACGCAACTCGACCAGCGGCTTCCCGCCGTGATGCAGATGCAACCGGCCAAGAAACCGCTCGTTCGCCTCGATAAGATCGAAGCGGGTTGGCTCTTTCTCAAAGTGTGCCGCCCCTTGCATCCCCTACCCCTTATTTCTCAGTCGTGATTTCCGGTGCGATCCAGACCGCGAAGCGCGCGTGCCGCGTGGAGCAACGCAGCGACATCCGCGCTATGGAAACTCTCGTCGCGATGGTCGAGCGCCACAGCCAGGCGCTCAAACTGTTCAGCCAATCTCTTTGCCTCATGGCGTCCCGCCGCTTCCTTCATCTTCGTGACGGCGGGATGGTACGGGTCTGCAATCTCCCCGCAGAACAGCGCCTTCACGGCTCGATATGAAACCCCGGCAATTCGGGCCGCGCGGCGCATCCAGCTTTCGCGGGTGTCTGCCTCGGTCATCGGTCCTGCTACTGCCGTTACAAGTTCACGCATTTTCTTTCCGGACGAATTTTCCGACATTCTGGAATCTCCCTCTGCCATCCTGTTTTGCAGAGAGGAGATTGTTCTTGCTTATCCCGCTTTCGATATACGTCCTTAGAATTGCGCTTCGCAGCCGTTGCAGCGGCACGAGCGCGTTAATGACTACTCAGCAGCTTCCGCGAATTCAGACCCGTCGTCCGTCAACATCGGATGCGTGCAACGTGATTGAGCATGGCCAATCATCACGTCGAACCGGCCAACCATTGGATGCCCCAGCCGCTCGGCGAGAAGGCCGCCAATAATGCCGCGCATTGTAGTTGAGCCAGAAGACGGCGCAGGCTTCCCGTGTGTCGCGCCGATTTTACGCGCATACCAATCGGGAGCCCACCCGTTGATGCGCCACGGCTTCGCCGCCGCGTTTGCAACCCCGGCAATGCCGCGCTTCTTCTTGCCTTCCGCGCTCATGACACGCACGCCCCTTGTGTGTTGTGAGAAAGAGCCGGGGAGTGAGCGCGATGCACACTCCCCGGCCAAGATTCCTCGTGCGAAACGTCCAAAGACACGAGGGGGAGGAAACGATTGAGACGGTCGGAGAAGGTTGTTAGCGCGCGGTGTTTTGCAGGCGACCGCGCAACGCCCCCGGCTGTCTCGCCACGCGAATCGGTAGCCGCAGCGATGACAGGCAAAGTGAAAGGGTGCGGGGCGTCCGCGACAGGAGGAACAGACGCCCCGCTATCCGCCGCCCTGCTGGGGGAGGGGAACGCGGCGGAATTGGGATAAGCGACCGACTTTCTTCCCCGCGTGTCGGTCAACGCAGTGACGACAGATGCGCGGCAGGATATTCCAGCGGGGTGACAATGCCGGAGCCCCGCCGGATTTGACCGCGCGCCTGTTAGAAGGTCTGAATTGTCATTCTCAAAGAAACTCACCGGCATGAACCGCCAGCGCATCAATGTCCGATTGCGATAGACGAGGAAGCCGGTCATTGCGCGGCCTCCATCGGGTACAGATCGGGCCGCAGATTGGAACGCGAAACGCCCGTCAGCTTCTCGACATCGAGCACATGATGCGCGGGCACCTTGCGCCAGAGACAAACCGCAGCGCGCGTCAGACCTAGCGCCTTTGCCAGATCGGCCTTCGCACCGCGCCGCGTCGAGAAATAAGCATTAAGGGCGTCCATGCTTTGTATTGATAAGCACAACTATGCAGCATGTCAACACCGATTCTATCGGCGGCTAAGTTCTTTTCGTTTTGCTACCCATGCCCGCGATGAGCAACGCGCCAAGCGAATCAAAGGGGCAACTCGACACTGTGGCCGGGCGGATCGCGAACGCACGCCTTCGGGCGGGCATGTCACAGGGCGATCTTGCGAAGCTGCTGAAACTAAGCCGGGGCGCGGTCGGGCTTTGGGAAACCGGACGCTCCGAGCCTTCGGCTGGCAATTTGAGAAAGGCCGCGAAGATTCTCAGGGTTGCGGCAGAATGGCTCGCAACCGGCCAGGGGCCATCGGCTTTATATCAATCCGAGGAGCCGGTGGGCGTAATGGCAGAGGGTGAAAAGATAGACGTGGCGCGGCTGGGCGACGAATTGTCGCGGCCTCTGAAGGCCGTCATGGCGGACAGGGAGGCCGAGGTCTGGCGGCTCGACGCCGACAAGCTGCAAGCCGCCGGCTACCACAAGGGCGATTTTCTCGTTGTCGATCTGCGGTCCTCGCCGAAAGCACGGGACGTGGTTCTGGCCGAGGTCGGGGGCGTCCCGATCTTCCGGCTCTACTTACCCCCGTACCTTTTTGACGCTTCGATAGGTAGCCGGGAGCCGCATATTGTCGCCGACGAAATCCGGGTTATTGTTCGTGGGGTGGTTGTGAGCCGTTTCTCTTTCTCCTAGGGGGCGAAATGCACGCGGTAACGGACATTCCCATAGGTGTCCTGACAGCCGATGCGTGCATCATCGAGGAACAGCCGGACCATATCGTCCTTGCCATCCGGGTTCCGCGCGCCGTCATAGGCCAGAATCTGCCCCTCCTTTCGGCCCTGTCCGAGCGTACAGGCTCGCCAAGCCCCAGAGCGGCCCAAGGGCGCGCTTTGCCCATTCCGGCGGCCTTGCCCGCCCCCCGCCGCCGCCAGCTTATCAGGGCCGCCCTGGCGGCTTGTGGCGGCCTCGTTATTGCGGCCTATGCCCTGCCCCTGAATTCCGCAGCGCCCCCGCCGGTCACAATCGACGCCCTAAGCGTTGACACCCCCGTCCTGTCCCCTGACGGAACCTTGATCCTCACCATGACGGGCCAGCGGGTACGGGCATGCAAAGGGGAAATCGACCGGGCGATATTGCGGGCCGAGGATGGTGCGACAGTCTGGCGCACACGGGTCGTCGGGATGGGGCAGGCCGTGACCGAAGAGCCAATAACCCGCAAATTGCTGATTAAACTGCCCGCCGGCCTCACGCCGGGGCGGTACGTCTATCGGTACACGGTCTATTCGGATTGCGGGGATGGGCAGCTCCATTCCGTGGCCTCCCCGGATATGGCTTTTGCAATAAGGGCTTAGCAATCGGCATATATTTTTTGCCTTCCTTGCTTTGTATCGCTTGACATTCATGCTTAGTGATTCTAGTCTCCCCTCATCGGCTCAAGGACGGGCCGGGAGAGAAGGGGACAGGAAATGCGCTTCCAGATTTCACAGCAAGGCGGCGGCAAGTACGCGGTGATCGACACCCGCACTCGCCAGACCCGCTATCTCGGCTCGCTCGACGGCGCGCGGCAGGCTCAGGCCCGCCTCATGGCTTCGGAACGGTGACGCCATGACCGAATACGTCAAGCAGACATTCGTCGGCCTCATGGCGCACGACATCGAGCACATGACGGCAAGCGTAGCGCCCATCACACACGGCAATGTTGTTGTGATTTACGCGACGGGGCCAAACCAGCGGCGCGTCGTGGATTTTACGCTGTTCTTCGATGACGCGGGGGTCGCTTCTGATCTGGCTGCCGCAATCAATGGCGTATTTGCCAATCGCGCGAAACAAGCCGCCTAACACTCACAGAGACAAGGGGACGGGAAATGACAGTCATCCGCAAAGACAACGGGCAGCGCCTCACGGTTTTGGATGTGACTGAATTTTGGGACGGCCGCCCCGCCTATGTCGTCTGCAAAGAGGGTGCGCCAAACCCGCAGATGGGCCGCTTCAAAATCGCGCAGGATGCGGTGGAGCCAGACTTCAAATGACCCAGCTTCGCGATCATGTCGGGCGGGCTCTCTACGAAGAACCGAACACCGACGCCGATTGGGCGGCCCTTTCGGACGAAAGGCGCGAGCCGTGGCGCAAGGATGCAGACCGCATCATTCCGATAATCGCCGCAGAATATGCGGCGATTACAGCCGAGAAATTCCGCGCGATGGAAGCGTGTGAGCAGATGGGGCGTCGCATCACGGCGATGCAAGCCGCACTAGCCGCCTTCATTGAAGCCATAGACGCAGGCCGCCCTCCGCATCTGGAGGACTACGACCGCGCACGCAATCTGATCGCCGCCTAAAGGGGAACGAGGATGGACGCTATCCAGAAATCCTTCGGCGAATTGCAGGCGAAGATCGCCCGCATGGGTCCGGTATCGTCCCGCACCTACTGGAAGGCCGACGATTTCGAGGCGCTGGCCGAGCATCTGAAAACGCTGGCCGCTGCGGTTGACGAACACATTCTCGACTGCGGGCGCGAGGCGGCATCGCAAGGCTACGGCATCCACCTTTCCGATTTCACGGGCCTGCTAACCGAAGTCATGCAGGACCACGCAACATTCGTCCTCGGCCAGACCGCCGATGAAATGCGTGAGGAAGGCGGCACCCGCTCCGATTACGCCGAGCATTCAACGCTGCATCGCGAATTGCAGGGCGTGTGACATGAAATCCGCCCTCACCCGCGCCATCGAACGCAAAGAGAAAGTGAAACGCAATGTTCTCAATGGACACGCTGCTTGCGGCGCAAGCCCTTCTCGCGATCATCATCATTGCGGAAGTCTGCATGATCGTGAGGAAGCCATGAGCTACCTTGACACACCGGAACACAAGGTCGGCTTGGCCGCCTACCAGCTTCGCCAGACCATTGCCGATCTTTGGGCGATGCGCCTGAAATCCGAGACAGCCGACTTGGTGATTGACGAGCAATTCAGTCTCACGGCTGCGTTCAATTCCCTTTCGGCTCTTTGCGAGGATGTCAGGGTCGCAAGAGACAACATGAAGGTGGCCGCAGAATGACCGATCAGGAAATCTTCGACGAACTGTCCGCGCCCTTCCCCTCCGATTCAATCGAGTGGCGCGTCGGCTCAATGACGAAGGATGGCAGCAAGGGCATGGCGCTGGCCTACATCACCGCCCGCGCCGTCATGGATCGCTTCGACACCGCTTGCGGCCCCGGTCGCTGGCAGTCCGAACACGTCCACTTGGGCGGCGAGCGCATGGGCTGCCGTATCGGCGTGTTCATGGAAAACGGATGGGTCTGGAAATCGGACGGAGCCGGCGAAACGGATTTCGAGGGTGAGAAGGGCGCGTTCTCGTCCGCTCTCAAGCGCGCGGCTGTCTCGTGGGGCGTCGGTCGCTACCTGTACGAACTCCCCGCCCCCTGGGTTGCCGTCGAGAACAAGCGGATCGTTGAAGGCGAACTCAAGAAGCTCGCAGGCATCCACGACGAATTCGCGAACAAGGCCGGATGGGGTGCGAGGCCCGGCGTCCAAGCCTATCGCCTTCTGAAAAAGGTGGCAGAGGAATTTGTCACGGATGCGGCTGCGGCACAGGAATTCAAGGACAAGAACGCGGCGGAAATCGCGCTGTTGCCGGTCGCAATGCGCCGCCACCTGTTCACGGTACTAGATCACATCGGGAGCAACGCAAGAGAGGCGGCTTAAATGGCATCGGTAAACAAGGCGATATTGGTCGGCAATCTCGGGAAAGACCCGGAAATCCGCCGCACGCAGGACGGTAGGGCTATTTGCAATCTCACGGTCGCGACCTCGGAAAGCTGGCGCGACAAGGCGACCGGCGAGCGCAAGGAAAAGACCGAGTGGCACCGCGTCGTGATCTTCTCCGAAGGGCTCGTGAAGGTCGCCGAACAATATCTCAAGAAAGGCTCCAAGGTTTACCTTGAAGGCCAAATCCAGACCCGCAAATGGATGGACAAGGATGGCGTCGACAAATACTCGACCGAAGTGGTGCTGCAGGGGTTCAACGCATCGCTGGTGATGCTGGACAGCCGCAAGTCGGACGACGACGCGGACGATACGCCGCCGCCAGTCAAGACCAAGGCGAAGGCCAAAGTCGAAGCCGACATGGACGACGAGATTCCGTTCTAATGTCCCGCGCACTAACCACGCTCCGCACCGACGACGACAGGGCAAAGGCGTCCTCATGGATCGCCAAGGCTCCGGTCGGGACGCGCGTGGAATTCAAGGCCCCGCGCCGGTCAATCCCGCAGAATGATCGGCTCTGGGCGCACCTGACAGACATTGCCGAGCAGACGGATTGGCACGGCGAGAAGCTAAAGCCCAACGAGTGGAAGCTCCTGTTCCTCGACGCACTCAAGAGTGAATATCACGTCGTCCCCAATCTTGCGGGGACAGGAATCTCCGACATCGGGCGTTCGTCTGCGGATTTGTCGAAGGAAGAAATGAGCGAATTGCTCGCGATTATCGAGGCATGGTGCGCGCAAAACGGCGTGACGCTACGCGATCCGGTGACGGCATGAAACGCCAGAAGGACAACAAGCACCTGGATTTCATCCGCTCGCTACCGTGCGTGATCTGTCTCGACAACACGTCAACGGAAGCCGCTCACATTCGATATGCCGACAGGCAGGCAGGAAAAAGGCAGACCGGGATGCAAGAGAAATCGGACGACGCTTTCGCAATCCCTCTTTGCGGGGAATGCCACCGGGCGCAGCACGGGACATCGGAGCGCGCATGGTGGAACGGGAAGGAAATCGACCCTGTGAAGCTTGCGCTTGCGCTGTACCGAATTTCTGGGGACGCCGAGGCCGGGACAAACATCGTGCAAGCGTATCACTAGTGCGGGATTAGGAGATCGCAATGGCAAGCACCCACACACTGACAGCCGAGGTCGAGGTCAAGTTCACGCCCGCCACGCTGCACGACATCGAGGTCGAGTATCCGGTGCTCGAAATCACCTATAGCTATATCCGTGGCCGCCCTGCCTACACGCCGCGCGGGGAATACGCGCCGATTGACCCGCCGGACCCGGCGGAGGTCGATTTCCGATCCGCCAGGCTGATCGACGGCAAAGGGCTGCTGCCGACCCAAGAGCAGATCGACGATTGGGCGCGCGACTATCTCGACAGCGACGCGGGCTACATGCGCGCGGTCAACAACGCCGATAACGATTGATTAGTGAGTGCCCGCGCCTCGGGGCTTTCAGGGGCTTGGAGAATGGAAATGGCAAATCATCCGAACCGGGCCAAGGCATCCGATATTGCGGTTGTCGTGACAACTTCGCATCGCGGGGTGTTCTTCGGCTATATGCCGGAATCCGATGTCAACAATGACATCATCGCGCTACGCGGCGCGCGAAACTGCGTCTCGTGGTCGTCGGATGTCCGTGGCTTCATGGGCCTCGCCTCGACCGGCCCCAACAATAACTGCCGGGTTGGACCGGCGGCGGACATTTCGCTTCGCGACATTACGAGCGTCATGAAGTGCAGCCCGGCGGCTACCGAAGCATGGGAGAAGGCCCCTTGGACGCGATGATCCTGCGCGGCGAGCCGCCAAGGGCGGCGGGCCTTGACGGCGACGGCGACGGCTCCGGCTACGGCTACGGCGACGGCTCCGGCTACGGCTACGGCTACGGCTACGGCTACGGCTACGGCGACGGCTACGGCGACGGCGACGGCTACGGCTACGGC